CAGGAGGGGTGTCCAAGCGCCCTAAAAAAACGCCTACTGGCGCGGCATTCTTGCGTTGGTTGCAATTGGCACAGGCGGCACATAAGTTGCTCATTTCATCGCCGCCACCATCGACCCTTGGCACTATGTGATCCACATGATTTGCACCTAGCACACCGCAATACGCGCATGTGTACTGGTCGCGCTGTAACACTCTTAGCCTCTGCTTACGCCATGCCCTACTACTGCCATTGGCTAATGCCATCCGTACTGCCTCCAATGCGTTAAAGCTGTTTGCATACTGCCGTATCTATTATATGCATACGATATACACCAACGCACTTGTTGCCGGTAATTAGCGTGCCGCATGTACTGACTGCGCCCCTGGCATAGGCCATAGTGTGAGCCATTGCGAGCGCGTATATTCCAATTGCTCTCTTTAGTCCATAATACTAAAGCTGCACTAAACTCTAATGGTGTGAGCAAATGACCAGCATAAGATTGTATTGTTTTGAGATCTACTGCACTTGCTCCAGGGCTGCTAAGCAATAGACATAGCCCTGCCAATAGATGCACAACACACCGCCGGGCTATCCCTAACGGGCCCTGCCGTGCGCTATGCATCGTATCCCATAGGTCAAGTAACAGCGTGAATCTTGGGCGTTTCCCACAGGTTTGAGGTGCCTGTGGATAACTCCTGTGGATAACTATTAGCGCACCCTGGATAATTTCATGCCGTGCAATGCCGTGCTTGCAGGCTCACCCAAGGCAAATAGGAATGTCTGATAGCTGATTTTCATGCCTTCACCTTTGGGCCTGACAAATTCCATATCAACTGGAGTGGCAACTATGGCATCAGCGCAAGCCCAAATTTTGTGAAACCATTTGCTGCGAGATACAACAGCCAATGCCACTCCATTGCCATTTTCAATGAATTTATCAAACCAAGGCCCGGGCTTACTAAATGGGGGATTCATCCAAACCAACCCCCCCCCCAATCTTTGCTCAGTCCGTCATTGATCTGACTAAAATGAGTTTTAGCCGGTATCCATGGAATGCCGTGCTCCGGGGCCGCCACATCAATATCAAATTCTAAAGCCATCAAGTCAAATAACCACTTAGGGGTGTAATAGTCATCGCTTGTAATTTCATAGTTTGCAAAATTAAACAATGCTTCTTGCATTATCGATCAAACCATAGGCTGAGAATGCGCCCAATCACTAGCCCCAATAGGAGGCCCATCCATATATCAGACATCAGAGTGCTCCAATAGACACACTCCCATAATCCCACACCTGGTGCATTGCAACACCTTCACATGATCCGGCAGATTATCGGTGACAATGCGCTCAATTTGCTCAGTTATTTTCTTACATTTGCGACATTCATATCGGATTGTAATAATCACTGAAAGTCCTTACGGCATTTTCTGCAATAAAACAGAATGGGATCGATGCATAAATACCCGGCACCATCGGCATCCTCAACACTGCCACAAGTGGTGCATTGATCCTTGGCTTGGATGATGTCCTCCAAATTGACCCATCCAGCAACTGTATGAATCTGTATTTCGCCCATTATTTGACAGCTGCAATCTTTGGAACCCAGGTGCCCTCAGCGTTTAACACGAACCAATTAGCCGGGCACTGCTCACCGCTGTTTCGATCCTTGCGACATCCCATTCCATAATATGCCTTGCCATTTTTCTCACCGGATACCTCCATGCGCTCACCATGCATGCAATTGTAGGCATCGAAAGGTGCACTCTCCGGTTCATTTAATGGCGCGGCCCATGGGTCATACACATCTTGTTGCTCAGGCTTTTTAATTGCCGTCACTGTTGCCTTTGGTGCCTCCGCACGCGCTTTAACTTCCTGGAGGCTTGCAATCTTTTTGCTAGGTATGCCGATAGCAATAGCGCAACGACCCCACGCACTTGTTTCAGCATTCATCAACTCACTTCCCTTGGTGTAAGGGGTGCGCCCTGGTATCTCCTCCCAAGCACAGGCAATGGCCGGGCATGGGTCAAATGGATCACGATATAATGCAGCGGTGTAGGCAATGTAAGTAATGCCAGCTACTTCAATAATCTTAAATGGCTCCATTGGATTTGATGGCCTGAACACGGCCTCGGGATACATTTCCTTTACACGCTTAATGCGCTCTGCCACATCAACATAATCATCCATTGCAAAACTCATAACATCATCCCTTCATCTAGAGCAATCCACACAATGCAGTTATTGCCCTTGGCATTTGGTCGGGTTCGACCACTGTCAATGACCAGGCGCATCTTTACCAATGAACCCCGTGATGGCCTGACACTATTGCCATCGATGTGCGTGACGCTTTCAATCTCTTGATCGGTTGCCCCATCCAATCCACGGCTTTCAATGTATAAATAGACGGCGCGATTGATTGATCCAATATGCGGTTCTACTGCTAGCAATGCCTGTAATGATGTGCGCTGATAGGTCATTATTGATTGGCCACTTCACGGCGGCCAACTCCCTTGCCTAAGTCAAAGCCTGCCTGAAAGCCCTTATCAAGTCCTGCCTCACGGCCCATTAAATAGCCTGCATACATAATAACGCTGCATATAGTGGTAATAATTGTAAATATAGCCCAGTCGCTCATTTGGCTGCCTCGCCTTCAATTTTCCAATAAGCCTGGATTGTCTGATCCATGTCAAAGCGGAATTGGCCACCTATCGGCTTCATTGCTTTAATTCTGCCATCGCGTACCATGCGCCTTAATGTGCCAGATGAGATGCCAAGCATTGATGCCATCTGTGTTGTGCTCAAATATGTTGGCTCCATTAGTCGCTCCATGTTCCGGCATAATCTGTGAGGATTGTGATGTCACCAGCAATAGCATTATCAAATAACCCCTGGTGTAGCTCTCCAATTGCTGTAAGATATGCAGCTGCTAGTAAATAATCTGCATAAGTATCACACCAGTATGCAAACAACCAATTGTAGTCCACCTCAGTTTGTGGGATTACCGGCTCAAATCGATCACCTTTGTCTTTCCAATCGGTGCCAGCCCAACGCATTTGCATTGTTGTAAGGTGGTCAAAATCTGTTGCAGTAATGTCTAGGGTAATTTTCATGAGCTAACCTTAACCACGCGCAATGGATTTGCTTTGACCCATGCAGCTGACATGCTCTCAAATTGCTTGTCTATCTCAGCTCTTGTGTAAAGCTCGCATTCATTGCAACCGCATTCAATAGCTTCATTAAACTCTTTAGATTGCTTGCTGAGCTCTGTAACTATATCTATGTGTAGATCTGCCATTCTTGACATGTGAGGCCCTTCGCTAAGTACCACCAACGGTGATATGGCTAGGATAGACGATATGGACACAATAGACAAGATAGACGGGCTTGAGCGTGTCTAACGCTCCAGCAGGATGGTGTAAATGTGGTCTAGGCGTGCCTCTAGCCGATTGACCTGCTCCTTGATGCTTGCCCCGTTAGCCTGTGGCCCTATTTCGGCCATGATTGAGCGCACAATAAACCTGACGGCTGCATATAGCCCAGACAGGATGGCCATGACACCTACGGCCAAGGCCATCCATGCCTGGACATTCATCTTATTTCTTTACCAATCCAAATTGCTGCTCACTTGGCTGCAAGGCTTTCAGTATTGGCCCAACTAGCCCGGCTATAAATGCATTAGCCAACACTTTAGGATCAGAAATACCAGACATATACAGAGCTGCTACGCAAGCAATTGCTGCGCGTAAATACGACAAGGCCGCCGCTTTGAGTTGTGATTTCATAGTTGTACTCCTTGTATTTTTTTAATCAATGCAGCCACCTTGACTGCATCAATGCTAATTTCATAATGTTGCTCATCTTTACGGCTTTTGTAATCGCCTCCCCAGGTCAAGCCATATTTGTGTGCAAGGGCTCTTAGCATTGGCACTTTGCCCGGCTCAAATGTTCCTATTTGGCCCAAAGGGTGACGGCTCGCATTTAGATCGATGGCCGTGCCGCTACTGTGATTGCTTAATTTATTGGTTGTGCCCCTAACCATCCTGTAGCAAAATCCCCAATCGTCATTTGCGCCGATATCTAACGGCTCTATTAAGTTATGAAACTCTGCGGCAAAGTTTACTAAAAGAGGTGCTACCTTTTCGGCGCATCGCAGTTTAATTAGTGTGCCTGGCACAGAGTAGGATTTTATGCCTATCTCAGCTTGATCCTTCGATGCAGGCCAGCCGTTATAGCTTGTTAGCATTTAGGCATTTGTATAAGTAACGCTAACCTCGCCGCCGTTAGCCATAAGGTTATAGGGCTGCAACTCTACCCAGCCCTCATTACAACCGCTAAAGCCTACGCCGTTAGCTTGCCCGTTCATACATATTAAATTACTTGTAGACCACCCATCATCCGCACCGCTGCCCCCACCCGACCATGCGACCGAGCCCTGTAGCACACATACCCCGTCTTGATACCAACGCATTGCGCAAGTTATGTTTGTGTCATCGGGTGTAAAACTTAGGTTAGTGCTAGCCCCTGATACTGCGCCAGCTTGTGCGCCATTAGATGCTTGCACTCTGAGATCATACTTAGTCTGATTACTTACGCTGAACTGTACTGGCCCCATAATTTATCTCCTTAGTTAGTAGTTATTTACCTAGTTTTAATCCTTGTGGTATAGGCTTTGAGTATTCCCATCGTGCAATATATGCGCCTTCACCATCTGAGTCATCACGCAATGTTATTTCCCCCAATCCACTAAAATTATCGCTGGTTAATTCTGGGTATGCGGTGACAATTTGTGTAAATAGATTCATTTTTATGCTCCTATGTATGAGAAAAAAGCGCGGCCGTATTGCATACGCAATGCAGTCGTTGATCCAAAATTGTGCCAAGCATAAACCTGCACAAAATCTGCAACCGCTAAGTCGAATTCGTATGCTGGCACGGCAATATCTGTTCCGCGCCCAGAACTTGCCGCGCGTGAAAATTGCGGATAGCCAGAAACCAAATATGCTCCATTAACATAGATGTAAAACTCCCATTGACAAGGTACACCAGTCAAAGGGAAACCACCAGTTAAACGCCACTTTCCAGCATAACCCGATGGAACAGTAAATCGGCTTGTATTTGCTGAAGTGCTATGAATTGCATTTGTATCCCATTGCTCTGTGTCAAATGTCACGGCTGTTTCAGTTGAATCGGCAATATTTTGTCCAACACTATTAGATACCGAGCAGCCGACATAAGTTGAACCGCTTGCAGGCGTAGCCCAGGCAGGTAATCCGCTTGCCACATTTAACACCTGACCCGTAGTACCTATACCTAAACGGGCAGGGGTTGAACCGCTAGACGAATAAATAATATCGCCAGTTGTTGTCATTGGGTTAGTCATACCACTGCTCTGTACTATGTCGAAAAATAGCGCGGCGCTCGTTGTATTAAAGTAAAGTTGGCCGCCCTCGTATTGGCTAAGGGCTAGTGATCCTGCCGTGCTTACTGTTGCCGAGCCGGCTGTCACAGTGCATACGCCGCTTCCCACATTCTGAATTTGCACAGTGTCACCAGCTGCAAACAAACTCTGATTTACTGTAATGGTTGTTGCGCTTGCGCTGTTCATCTGTACGACTGTGCCAGCATCGGCGGCGACCAGTACATATGAGGCGACCTTAGCCGTAGTCGCGCCGCCTCCAAGGGCTGTCTGCTGAAGGGATGTCATCTGACTGGCTGTTAAAACTTGCCCGGTCGTAAAAATCTGCTTAGCCATTATTAACCTGCCTGTTCATAGTTAGTAGGATAGTACATTGTTAGTCGTGTCAAGCGTTCCATACAGCGCGTTGTCCAATATAAAACTATCAATTATGGCCTCTAGCGTGGTCATATTGACCTTCCAAGAATTTGGGGTGATAGTCATAGCCTTGCCAAACACCTGCAAGGTTTTTGTCAAAGTAGAGTTACCAGGCTGATTGGTCGTGATAGTTACAGGATCAAAGAAATCAAGGTCAAGGGCTGCAATTATGCCTGTGTTGTAGTTATCTGTGTAGAGGTCAAGCGTTATGGAATCGCATCTGACCGTGGTTTCTGCGCGTGAGGCGACATAGGCCTGGGCGTAATCAAGTGCAACCTGGTCGGTTTGCATTAATAGGTTTTGCTGGTTATAGCTATGTAGGAAATATTTATCAATGCTGGCCTGGTCTGTCGCAGTCTGGACACTGCCACCGCTACGGGTCACATTGGCCTGATTGTATATGAGCACATCATTAAGAATCCAAACAGCATTGGTGTAGCTAATATCTGTGCCATTATCGTTAAATAATACAGGGGTGCCAGTAATCGAGCTGGCCGTTAAATTTCTGTCTTGAAATACAAAATTGCCCTGTGGCCCTACATACAATGCGCCATACTCACTTGTCTCTATTGTCTGCATAGCTGCAAGCGCAGTGCGAGCAGTGCCAGGATCGGCTTGCATTGTAGTCAAACCGGCATCTACATCGCGCATAGAGTTAGGCCACGCAATACTGTCGAGCAAGTTATTTATTCTAGCGCCACTCAACTGGCCAGCGCTGGTGCCTGCCACTGTTGCAATCTGAGCATTTTGTGCAAGCCTAAAAGCGTCAACGCACTCCAGCGTAGTATAAACAACATCGCTAGCATTCAACGGCGTAGTTGTACTGTAACTGACAATGTAACCCATAAAAATTGGATAAGTAGTTGCGCCGTAAGTGGCAGTTATTTGCACTTTTTTCATAGGTGTAAGCAAGCCCGCATAGGGAGAATTTAAATTTTGGGAATTGAAATCCCCGTTTTGGTCAACAATTCTAAGCGTACAGCTACCTGTTTGAAATTGATCGGCTTGGGCGTTGCGACCTCGCTGTGTAGTTATATTGTTTATCACATCGCTCACATCGACAATAATTGCCGCTGAGTCACCTAACACATCTGTGTCTAAAATGCCTAAGTCAAGCAAAAGAGTGGGTGCAAAAGCAGGCCCGGTACTAAAATTTATGAACGCATTTACAACTGGTACAGGCATTAGATAGCGCCTGCATAGTCTAAATTGTTGCCGTATCGGTTATTGGTCTGTACAGCTTGCTGTACGACTTCAATTAGCCCACTTGTTTTATCAACTATTTCAATTTTGATTGTATTGCTACCGCCGCCGCCGTTGCCTGTGCTACTTGCCATACTGCCGATAGAGGTAGATATATCTAAATAATCAGGTAAAACGCCTCTTGGTATTGGTCTTGGCACATACGGAGGAATTACAGGATCATCTAAATAATCAGGTAAAACGCCTCTTGGAGTTGGTTTAGGTACATACGGCACATTAGGCACTTTTGGCACAATTACTGCCGCTGCCGCGTTAGCAGCGGCTAAAGCTATGGCTGCATTGTAGGCAACACCAAGTAGGGTTATGTAATCTTTAAGAGCGCTATAGCGCGCCAAATCATTGGCCGATTGAGTTGTGGCTATGGCTAATTCATTGCTGACCATAATAGTATTGAGTGTAGCCAGGGCTGCGCCTGTTTTTGCTATTGCAGCTAGTTTGGCTATAGATGTGAGCTGGATTTGCACACGCTCGTTGTACTCATTAGCAGCAGCTAAACCACCTTGCTTTGTCAAAGCATCGTTATATTTAGCAAATGCTGCATCTCTAGCTAAACTTTTATCCTCCTCAGACATTTTAGTCTTATTTATGGCTGCTAACTCAGCTAGAAGCGTGGCATTTAAAGCTTCAAGCGACTTGGCACTGATAGTCGTTATGCCTGCTAACTTGGCTGTTTGCACTGAGTCTTGCAAGATTTTAAGTTGGTTTAAATAACCTAGTGCCTTTTCGCCATCCTCATCCTCTATAGCCTGCATAGCCAATAGGCGCAGTTTTGTATCGTTATCGTATGTAGCTTGAAGGGCAGCAGCTATTGATATACGGTTAAGATCAAAGGCAGCGGCCGCCTTAGACAGATCAGCAGATTTCTTATCTGCTAATGCTTTTTTAGCAGCTGCGGCGGCTTGTGCTGCGGCCAATTTCCTAGCAGCAGCTCCAGCTTCAAAAGCTCGTTTTTTAGCAGCTGCATTGGCCTTATCAATAGCTGCGCGATCACCAGGAGATTGTTGCCCTACAGATGAGGCAGGTTTATTTTTAGGCACTACACCTAAAAAACCACCAAACTCTACTTGGTTTAAAATTGCGTTGATGTCATAAACACCGGTTAAAACTCTAAGTACTCCGGCAAAAGCTTCGGCTAGTTTTTCTACTTTACTTGTAGCCTTAGTTATATTGCCGCCACCTGCTAATTCAGCAAAAGAATCTAAAAGTGCGCCGCCCAGTATCTCCTGGACATTACCCATAGAAATTGACAATGCATCCATTTGACCTGCATAGCCCTTAATTGCAGCCTCACCTGCGCCACCAAAATGTGATGTAAGTACAACCAATAACTCATCAAAACTTAAAGCTGCTAATTGTGCTGTAGTCAACCCAGTCTGTAGTTGCTTTAAACCCTTACGATTGCCTACATAAGCCTGCGACAATATGTTGACTGTGGCGCTGTAATCTAATCCTGCACCATTGGCAGTATCAAAGGCTATAGCCATTATTTTTTGCGTAAGGGCTATTGATCCTGTTACCTGGGCTAGTTGAGAATAGGCCGGCCTTAAAAGGTCATCGGCTATGTGAGTCTGAGTCTCCATAGATTTTATGAAAGCTTCACTGTTTACATTTGCATAAGCCAAACCCAGGTTTTTAAGATTACTAGCTAGGATGCTTTGGCTTTTTTGATCTGCCGCTGCTGCCTTCATTGATGCTTTGGAATAGGCTATGACGGCTTTGGCTCCAAAGGCAATACCTAAAGATGCTGCTAACTTTTTAGTAGTTTTGTATAACTTTTCAGTAGCTGAATCAGCTTGTTTGAACGCTTTTTTGCCGGTAAATTCTGCTGCTAATTCAATGAGGATGTTGCTCATGCGCTGGCCCTGCTGCTGCTGACTGTGGCACGCTTTTCAAATTTTAGGCGTGTTTGTTCGATGGCTTTAAAAATGGCCACTGTTGACCTGCCCTCATCCTGCTCCCATGCACGATATAACACACGGCCTCGCATGTCTTGACCATTGCGCTTGCGGCCATAAATAGGGCCCTGTTGTACAAAGCGTGCTCCTTGTGGGGTGACTCCACTGGGGTTAATGCGGCCAGCCGTCTCATAAATGGCTCCAGCTGCGCTCATATTTTTGACCCTGAACAATGATCTAAAACCCTTGCTATTAGGCTTGCTGTATCCGGTGCGATAGACAATCCCACGCTTGATTTCTGTAGCGTTGTACAACGGAAAAAATCGCACCCTGCCTTTATCGTTAAAAGTTTTAAACATAGAATTTTGAGCAGTAATTTTGCGTGAGGCATCAAACTGCCAGTTGTATAGACCGCCTGGTGCATTGTTTGGCACAAAGCCCCTAGCGCTTTTTTGTATCACCTTTAATGATTTAGTAATCTCAGTGGTCAGCTCTTTGGCCAAGTCTGGGGCATAGGCGTTCAAGGCTTTACGAAGAGCCATTACGCCTTTTACTTCTACTGGCATTTTGCATCTCCTTAGCTCTATCCGTTAACACTTGCAACATATTGGCAAACATTGTGCTATCTAACTCTAAAAGGTCTTGGGGAGAGATTCCCGTCTCTATAGCTAATTGGGCGACCAAATAACCAAAGGAACCCCTACCCACTACCCCAAAGGGAGATCGTCTAGTACCTCTACTTTAACCAAAGTATCTAAAAATTCTGGGCCAAACATTGCTACAGTTTCGCCGCTTGTGCGTATGCACTCCCAGGCCAACCAGTAAACATCTGTTTGACGCTCTAAATCTCTAAAAACCTTATGGAATCCAGCTTTTGCATATAACTCAAATGCATACTCAACACGCGGCGTAATCTGATACTCAGCCACCGCGCCATCTGTTCGCGTAACTTTTAGTCTTGCCATTGTGAGGCCCCTTTTCTTAGTTGGTTATGGTGTGCTATCTACAACAATAACGCTATTGCAAGTAAATGTAATCGATTGGGTTGATATGCTTGCAACATCACCATTTATATCTGTGGTGTTGTTCACAAGCACTGTAGTCTGATATTCCGGATTTGTAGCTGAGATTGCAGCGCTTGTTTGTTTTAGCGTTAGGGCAACAGTTGTACCCCAGGCAGCTTGCAAGGTCTGTAGCACATTAGATGCCGCAGTATCATTTAAAAAGTCTAGAGTGATAGTGCTGGCCTCTAGGCCTTTTACAAATTTGTGTGCGTTATCGCCCATAGCTGTAACTTCCAGCTCGTCAAAACTGCGGTTGATTTGTGCACTTGTAACATGATCGGAGAGGGCCACGGAATTCAAAGTAACCACCACTCCGTTCGATAGGTAAATTGCCATCGCTTATTCCTCATCCTTTTCTGTTGTTGTTTCTTTTGGTTTAGTTTCTTTAACCTCGACAGGCAAGTCTTGGCCTATCTTGATTAAAAACGCTTTATCTTCATCTGTCAGTGTCATATTTAGCTCCAAGTCGTTAGGATTGAACATGTTATCTCTGTTGTAAGCATTTGCCCAGATGGTGCATCTAGCATCGTAGGGCCAGAGAATGACCCTATGTTATACACCAAAGATGATGCAGCTAAAAGGGTAAATACAGACACCATAAATTCTTCGATGTTGCTTAAATTCCCTTGGTTATCTAGATATGGCACAACACAGAGAATCTTAAAATGTGCCATGCAGTTAATAGTGCTGCGTGAGTTATTTTGCGGCTCCAAGTACATATCTGCTGGCACAACTATCACCGAATTGGCAAGAATGACCGGCGGTGGAAATGAGAAGGTGCTCCACACACCAGCATTGGCTAAAGCCGTTGCTAGTGTTGTCCTCAGGGTTGTGACTGCTACCGCCATCTAAATTCACCCGACCATTGCCGCTGGGTTGAGATATGGAGCTAGCAACCCTCTAATCGATGCCATCAAAGTGTTTGACATTCTAAATGTGCTCACGCCATAGCCGTCAACGCCTGCGCCGCCATTTTGAGTGGCTTGTCTAGATTGCCAGATATTTGTAGCTAGCATAAGGCTAGCCGATCTAATCGCCGCCGTAGCCGTATAACTTGCCGTTTTATCATCCGGGCCTGTCATCACGCCGTAAGGTTGCACAAGATGCATAGCTATATCCGCGTGAGTAATTGCAAATTGCAGGTATTGATAGCCAAGCGGATAAACATAGCGACTAGGCAAAAAAAGTGTGGTGGCCGTTGTTGGAAATGGGCCAGTGCCGGTTATTGTGCGCGTGCCATTAAAAGTTGCCCCCGATGCAGTTATGGCCACAGATTGACCAGTGACAAATTGACCAGGGCTTGCTATGACTACTGTGGCCGTGTTGTTAGCTAAACCTGTAGCAACAACAGGGGCAGTATTAAACCAAAGAAAGGAATTGATAAGATCCTCAGCAGTTTGACAACACTCTTCTACTGTGGCATTTGTGTAAAGAGTTCCAATTCCCAAAGAATCACGCAACTCTTGCATTGTCGTATAACTTGCGACCATCATGATCCTTTCTTTGATAAGGCTTGCAGGGCTAGGGCCTCCTAACCCTGCAAGCGGCTTAGGGTTTTATCAGGTGAGGTTAAAGCGTTGTAGGCCGCCTGAGACTAATGTCTTAGTCGCAAAATATCCGTAAAGTAGTACAGAAATTTCACCGGTGGCAACTACATTGACGGAAAGCGTTAATTTGGGGGATTCATAAATGCAGATTGCTGACTTGGCAACTACAAATGCGCTGTCATCAATAGTTGTGGCAACCATGTAAGGATCGACATACAGTTCTAACCCTAATATGTTTCCACGGATGCTAGTTGGTGCTGATACACCTGCTGCATTTTGTGGCTGTGCTGCTGCATAGATTGGTCGCTGTGATCCATCTTGTGCATTGATGAGCAATGACCACTGTGATGTTCCTGCAATGTATGCAGATGCTAATTCACCAGTTGCTGCAAATGCTGCTGGTGCCGCTGCGCCAACAAAGTTTTGCACACCAGTTGCAGTTGCTGCCACTGTTGTTGCACACAATGTTCCGCCGCTAACAATCTCGGCGATAACTGCTGCATCTGATGCCTTAGCGTATGCGCGCAAGCAGTTCTCATACATTGCTGCATAGAATGATGGTTCAGATCGATCTAAAAGTTCTGTGGACATGATCTGTGTGCCGGCCAGTTTTACAACTGTGGCATTTACATAAGCGCTCACAATCTGAGTTGCAGCTGTTGATTGACCTTCTCCCACGGTCGAAATTGTCGCGTTAGTCGTAATTTTTGGATGTGAGATTGTCATGCCCGATGCTGATAGTGCGCGAGCACCACCGAGCGCGTCAATTGTTGGGCGCACCATCAGTGATGTGTCAATAACTGTTGGTGAAAATATTGTTGGAGAGAATGCTGGGTTGGTAGTGAAAGAATCATTTGCTGCTTCAATTCTGCGTGCTTGTCCATCTGCTGCACGAATATAGTCACGGGATACATCGTTGCCTAGTGTGGCTTTGATTGTGTGCTCCATGTATTGTGCCTGTGTCTTAATTGGTGAGCGTACTTCTCCCACCAAATAACTTGCTGAAATAACTGGGCGAGAGGCTTCAACGACTGGAGCCTCTGCCTCAGGTTCTGGGGCTGTATTGTCTGGGGCTGTCGTCATGACTGCCTCGCTTTCTGTTGTTGGGTTGGTTTGTACTTGCTCCGCTTCGCTTTCGCTAGCGGCAACACTGGTGACTATCGCATTTTCAAAGGCCGGAGATTCTACAAGACTAACCTCTACGAGCCTGGCGCTAGTCACTAGGAGGTAATCGTCTTCGGGTAGTGATGAGATAACCTCAACACCAACGGAAAGCCCGCTGACTAAATCCTCTGCTGCCAAGATTAAATAGTCGGAGCCTTTTGCACTTGCAGAAATTTTAAAGCTACCATAAATAAAATTGCCTTCACTGCTAAAGGATTGGGCGCGACCAATTGGATCATTAGCGTTATGTTGCGCTAATAATTTTACACGGCTAGCAGCTGGTATTTGTATGGAACCTTGCTGAAATACCACAGCTCCAACCGATGTTTCGCCTTTGGCCCCGTATTCCATAATCGTGCCTGTAATCATGCGGCGCTCTGTATCTGCTGCCTGAATTGGTTGACTAAAGGTCAATCTCATGATGCATCTCCCTCAGGGGTTAGTTGTTCCATTGCCTTGGCTTGATCTAAAGTGATTAAATTCAGTGCCAGCATCTTTTCTATAGCTGCCAACCTAGCCGATGCATCTGCACGCAAGAATGTGCTGTCGCTTGCAAATCGCACGGAATTTGATGAATTTGTAATGTCATTCATGCTCAGCCTGTCCTCAATGGCACATACATAAGGCGCAAGGCTGTACGCGTAAAAATCTTTCCTAGCTTCCAAGATGTTTTGGTAAGTTTGACTTTTGTTTTGATCAGATGAGGCCATGTATGCCGGCACATTCATTAATCTACAGATTTCCGTGGAAAGGTCACTTTTTGCTTCCCCGTACATCATGTCCTTAGGAGAAAATGATGCGGTCTGATAATCGAGCGTTGAAGTTAAAAATGCAGTGCCACGCGAATTTCTTGCGGCTTTCCAAGCTGCAAGAATTCCTTGCACTTGTGCCTCTGGCAAATCGGCACCGGAATTTTTGATGAAGCCACTGGCGATAGGTGTCTGCGCACTTATGGAGGCAGCTTTTTCTAAATCTAACGCCGCGCGAATTGTGCGCCCACCTGTTGCAAGCACACCAGGTTGTAATGATTGAAATGTAATCAGTGATCCAATACCACTCATCGGCCTTACTTCATTATCAACTGTGTAATACTCAACCTCAGTGCCACGCATATTAAGCTTTGGCATGACACGATTATTTTGCACCCATGCAAACCTGGCCGGCCTTCCATCGTCCGAATAGGTAGATAAGACCTCCCAATAACTTACTTGAAAAAATAACAGGCTTTGTACTGTATAACTTATTGTGACACTGCGCGGTTGTCTGATATCAGGCTGTTCACACCATAAGGGCAAACCTAATCGTGCACCTGTTTTTTTATTTATCAACTCTAAAGGAATTCCTGCGATTGTTCCGCAAATAAGTTGAGAGCATTTACTAACTGTCGGCACCTGCAATGCTGACATAAGATCAATGGCAGCATTGTCATAACCCACGCCATATTCACTAAAGCTGCTCACACCATAAACAGAATTCATTATTGCTGGTGCGTATTGATTTTTTAATGTGTCGGGTTCATTCTTGACTAATTTTAATGCCGACAAAATACCCATGGTCGCATAATAGCCCTATATCACCCAATACGGACATTTAGTACAAATGCACCTTTGGCGTGTCTAGCCTGCCACAATCATTGGCGTTGAAACTGGTTCCTGCATCTTGTGGACAATCATCGCAAGTGAAATCGGCCCGGACACATCGCCTGCCGATGCTCTTCTGACGATACGCCAAGAATTATCTGAGTTTTTGGCA